GGAAAAAACCTTCCCATCGGTAGTAGCATAGAACGGATGGTTTCCTGTCACGTGATACGTAGTCCCGTCAGCGAGAACCATCTCGTAAAGGTCGTCCGAGAACTTGCTTCCTACATCGATTACGGGCATATACGAACCCGTGTGTGTCAACACCCTGTCGCCGAGCACGATGTCCTCGATGTTCTTCTCCCCGTTCACGGTAAGTACCTTGTGTCCCTTAGTGAAGCACGGAGATCCCCCGATAAGCAGGTCAATGTGTCCGAGCTTTCGGGCGTCCACCTTGGTCACGTCGCCGAGGCAGACCGTGTCCGGGAAGTTCAAAGTTTCCATCGCGATGGCGTTCTTGTCTACCTCCGACGCGTAGTACGTGTCCACCTTGACGCCGAGTTCCTCCAGGGCTATCCTGCCGCAACCCATGCCATCAAAAAGACTCAACACTCTAATACCCATGTTCCAGTTTTCCTTTTTTTTGGTTTATTCAAATATAGCAGGTTGGCAAAAGCCGCTAGAAGAGCGAGAGTTGCCCAAATTCCTGCCGTTTCCCGAGCACGAAGTCGCAGATGAAGTTGCGGGCGTAGTCCGGGTGTATGAGGCTGCGTTCCTCGTTACAGATTCCGGGCATCCCGTTGGGGGCTACCTGGCAGATATTCTTTCCCGGCTTCCGTGGCTGTAGCGTCTGCCCATTCGTTGGCTCGCAGTTGATGAACCAGTAGGCGGTAGGCTTCACGTAGTAGTCGCCGCGGAGCGTCCGGTTCATGTCCACGACGCTGGGGTTGAACGGGAAGTTCTGCTTGAGAAACGTCTGCTCGCTCCACGGATTCTCCATGATTATCCTAAGACCCCGGATCTTCGCCACGGCCAGCATCTTCACGGCGCGGGAGAAGAACAGCTCGCGGTTCGCCGACCGCTGGAGGATGGCGTCGAAGCGCTCCTTCGGCGAGTAATTCGTGTAGTTGCGGTGCGTGTAACTTATGAGCATCTGGCTCATGCACGAGAAGTAGATGCAAGGGAAGAACGCCATGATGAGGTCATCGGGCGTGATGTCGTCGAAGAGGCTCGGCTTCCCGTCGTAGGCGTCCTCTATCGCCTTGAACAGATCCACCACGTGATCGGTCTCGTGGAAGTGGTTTTGGATGTCGTAGTCGAAAGCCTCGTACCCGAGTTCCTTGAACTGGTTCTTGAACGTGCCGCTCTGCTCAAATAGGCAGTGTACCTTTCCCTTAATTTCCATCTCTACCTCGCGGTGCTGCGGGGAGGGGCATCCAGTAGGATATTTCCTGCAAGGCAACGGGGCCGTTCCCGTCAGACCACTGGGGCTCGCCGAACGGACCCCGCTCCTCCATTATCTTCAGCAAGCCGTAACTGCCGCCGTTCCACCAGTCCGACCCGTACACGATAACGTATTCTTCCGGTTCGGGCAGCCTCGTTTCCGTAGATACCCACCTTCTCATGGCCTTCTGCCGGCGGTCGCGCAGTTCCTCCACCATTGCATCGTATTCCGCACGGGGAATAGTTATCATCTCCGCCTCGTGGTGTACCTGGTACTTGTCCTTGCCCGGATGCCTCGGGCCTGCAGTCTTTCGTTTCTTTTCCATAGGTCTACCAAATCTAAATAGTTATCCCTCTCGTGTCCTTGCACCATGCCTTGAACGGCCCCCATAGGTCCACTCCGGGATGCACAAACCTCGCCGACACCTTCCTGTGGCCGTTCTCGGAGTCCCACTGGTACACGAGTTCCATCGCGGACCCCGAGTCGGACAGCTTGGCCCTGTTCCTCGTACTCTTCATCAAAGACTCCCGGTTGGCGAGGTACCACTCGTAGTACTTCTTGACACCCTCCCAATAGGAATCCTGGGAGTGCTTCGGGAGCGAGGAGAGCCACGAGGACTCGTCCATGATGCGGTGCGCCACGGCCACCACGCGCTCGGGCAGGCCCGACGATATGGACTCGGCCTTGTTCCGCTCCCAGAATATCTCGCAGAAGGGGCTCCACTCCGTACCCTTGCGGGTGCGGGACACGAGAAAGCTGAGCAGGGGCTCCCTCTTCTGCCTGCCCTTCTCGACGGACGGCCACCAGAAGCCCTCCTTGTTACGCCCCACCACGGCGTCGAGGCTGTCGGCAAGGGCGCGGATGACGGCGTGCGCCCCCGTAGCCAGACCGGACATGAGTTGCGGGCCGACACCCTTCTTGGTCATGCGCCCGAGCCACGCCGGATCCCAGCGGTGCGACTTCCAGAACAGCCCCTCGGCTATCCACACTATCTCCCTGCACGTGCACTCCCATGTCCGGGAGTCCGTCTTGGTCTTGGACAGGAACGGGTACTTGCCGTTCACTAGGGCGTAGAGCGCCTCCCGTTGCTCCTCGTTGAGGCCGCATGAGTTCATCGGGTCGGTGGAGGCCACCTTGAAGAACCCCTGCTCGGGGGGCTTCTCTTCCTTCTTCTTCGGCTTGCGGTCGGGCAGTATGGGCTCGGCGTGGAGTCGCACCTGCGGGCGCTCCTTGAGCGGGAAGGCGCTGCCGAAGGCGTCGTCCTTGGACAGGCGCACCTCGAGCACGTCCCTGGACACGGTAACTACCGAGCCCTTGAGGCCGAGCGTGTCGAGCAGCTCGGATATGCCGTATGTCAATTTCTCTAGGTTGTGGGGCATCGGGAAATGATATAGCAGGATGGCAAAATCTTATTTTCTTCTTACATTGTTGTTTTTCTGCGGAATATATATTATATTTATACTTGGAAATATGCTGTCCTATGTAGGAGTTGGATGGCTAAAGAATTTAAATGCCCCGAAAATACGATCTCCTACTTAACGTGTTTTTGGGGCATTTTTCAAAGGAAACATAACTATGTCGCTAAAAATAAAAGTTAATGAGCATATTAACGAGAATAACATCCAGTTGCAGTTCATTACAGAAAAGGATGAGATTGCTCCGTTAATCGGGTATATTAGAAAGACTTTAGATGAAGGATACAAGGCATCTAGTCTTGATGGTTGGGTAGGACCCTCCAAAGACTCTACGCTTCTGAAGAACTTATCCGAAGTAAGGTTCGCCTTGACGGATGGAGAACGTGCGGCCCTTGCTATCTATGAAGGCCGGTTGCCGGGTAAGAAGATGACCGGTATTACGGGAATCCGTAGTAATCCGCAGTATCGTGAGGGCGTTATTGAAATCGTAAAACACGATATTGCCAATTTCGACAAGTGGTACTGGGCGGAAGTTATCGGTATCATCGAGCATTACTTTAAGAAATATGGCGGTTATCCTATACCTAATATCATCGCAAAAGAACTATTAGGTACAAAAATTATAGGATTGAATGATGATGGTTTTCATTACTTGCGAGAACTAGGGGAAAACAAGGACCTCGTGGAAAAATGCATCTTCGGGTTTAAATCCAAAGAAGAATATGACCGTATTGTTTCAATGAATCCCCGATATGACAAATTCCGGGATAAGGCACTACACGAAGATTTCACGGAAGCAGATGTAAACTGGGCTATCGGTGTAGTTATGGACCTTGATGAACTCTATATGGAATTCGGACTTGGAGAACTTTTCCCTGCGTGGAAGGAATCTTTGGAAAAGGCTGTAGAAATACTGAAAACCCGTAAACTAGACGTGAATTATGTTAAAATCGGCGAAGAAATATTAGAACTTCCCGTAGTAGAACCGCATAAGATGCTAGAACCTGCTATAGTCTAATTATGTACCCGAAGAAAACCCGATTCCCGCCCCCGATATCGCCTGTACCCGGATGCAGGTATACCGCCCGTATGCTCCCCGGAAACGAGAAGGTGGAGGTAGGGTGGAATTGCCCCGACAGGGACACGTGGAAACTCATTCTCGCCGCCATAAAGGCATTGCCCGTCCGCAACTACAACACGCTGACCAAGCTGTGGGAACTCCCGTGGGACGACAAGACGCGGGAGTGGCTGTTCATATCGGGATGGCCCGCGCCAGATCCCCCCGTGGAGAAGGCCGACCTTCCCGACCCGTTGGAAGAGCAACGGGCGAAGATAGACCGGATGGGGCTAATACCGGGGGCTACGCTGCTCCCCGGCCTGCGCCCGTATCAAGTGGATTTCCTCAAGTTCTGCCAGGTAAGGCACGGAAGGGTGCTGCTCGGCGACGAGATGGGATGCATCTCGGGCGACATGCTCGTGCATATCGACACGGGCGAGAAGGTAGTAGGGATGTCCCTGGAAACCCTGCACCGCAAGTACACCGAGGACAAACAGTGGAAAATCAAGTGCGTCCTCGCCGACGGCACTCTCGGATACGAAGAAATTGTAGATGTCATAGAGAGCGGCATCAAGGGGTGCGTACACGTCACCCTGGATAATGGCAAGTTCCTGATAGCCACGCACGACCACCGAGTTCTTACTGACTACGGGTACGTGGAGGCGGAGAAGCTCTTGGGGTGCAGGGTTCGCATAGACGGGGAGGAGGACTACGCGAGGGTTGACTCCGTGTATCCCTGCGGGATGCGGATGACCTACGACGTGAAGGTGCTGGAGCACGCCAACTTCGTGGCGAACCGGATCGTGGTGCACAACTGCGGCAAGACCGTGGAGGCGCTCGCGTGGATGGTCTACGCCCAGTCCTTCCCCGCCCTCTACGTGGTCAACGCCCCGACGAAACTGCAGTGGAAGAACGCATACGAAGCGTGGCTCTCGAAGGTGGAGGGGACGTTCCCGAAGCCCGAGGTGCTGTACGGCAAGACCCCACACGAGCTGTCCCCGGACAAGACGTACATAATCAACTGGGACATCCTTGCCGACTGGGTAGGACATACCGAGAAGACCAAGGACGGCAAGTCGAGATTTATTGCAGACGGCCCGCTGACTAGGCTAAATTTAATGTTGCTGGTAGGGGACGAGGTGCAGGCGATAGGCAACCCCAAGTCCATACGCTCGATGGCGTTCATGGCCCTGGCGAAGATTACACGTGAGGTGATAGCGATGAGCGGCACCCCCGCGATGTCCCGCCCCGCCCAGTTCTGGCCGTGCCTCAACATAATGATGCCGGACGTATTCCCCGACTACTACAAGTATCTATACACCTACTGCGACCCGAAGAACAACGGGTACGGCATGACCTTCAACGGGGTGACCAACGCCGACCAGCTCCACCGCGCCATCGTGAACTGCATGCTGAGGCGCACGAAGCAAGACGTGATGAAGGATCTGCCCCCCAAGACGATAGAGGTGGTGCCGCTAGAGACCGACCCCGATGCCATGAAGGCGTATGCCGAGGAGGAGGCCTCCGTATTCGGCGGGGGCACGGAACTCTCGGGCATGAGGAACCGCATCGCGGGGCTACTGCACACCGCCTTCACGCTCAAGGAGAAGGCTTTGGAGGACTGGGTGGACTGCTTCCTCCAGTCCGGGGAGAAGCTATTGCTCTTTGCGTGGCATCGTGACGTGGTGGACCTGCTCTGCTCGCAAATGAAACCGTGGAAGCCCGCCAAGATATACGGGGGAATGACCGCCAGCGAGAGGGAGACGGCCAAGGACATGTTCATCAAGGACGAGGACTGCCGCCTGCTCGTGGCCAACATCCAGAGCGGGGGTGTCGGAATCGACGGACTTCAGCATGTATGCAGCCACTGTGCCTTCGCCGAGTTCGCCCACACGCCGAACTTCCACCGGCAGGCAACGGATCGCCTATCTCGTTCAGGGCAGACGAAGCCCGTAACGGCATACTATCTCGTTGCCAACGGGACTATCGACATGGAGGCTATGGAAATCCTGGACAACCGTGCCAAGATGCTAGACGGGCTCGTGGACGGCAAGGAAGCCGCGGATATAGACCTATTGACCGAGATAATAGAGAGGAAGGGAATCCGCGTCCCTAAAGGATAGACTATGCTGAATGCGAAAGAACTAGAAAAGAGCCTACTTGCGGCAGGACACAAAATTGTACCCGATACGCTATCCAAGGAGGAACTGCGCTACTACGACACGCACCACTTCGGGAAAACTACCCCAATAGAGAATCTTACGTCAAGTAAGAAATAACTGATTTTGCCGCCTTGCTATATTGGAAGGGCACGCTCTCGGGCGTGCCCGTTTTAAGTTTCATACGCTACCCCAGAGTTTTTACGCATGCCCCTACGCCGCGAGAAGATAGACATATCCGTTGAACGCAGAGTACTTTCAAACCTAATCATGTCCACCACGCTCCTCGGTAGGTGCCGGAAGGTGGGCGACCCAACCCTGTTCGAGACCACGCTGGGAAAGATAGTGTCCACGTGGGTATGGGACTTCTACGACAAGTGCGGAGAGGCCCCGAAGGGCGCGATAAGCGACTTGTACCGCCAGCGGGCGTCCGAGCTCAAGGACGCGGACGCGGAGATGGTCTACACCTTCCTCCAGTCCTGCTCCGACGAGTGGCTTCCCACGAACGAGGGCATGGCCGAGGAGATGGCCCTGAAGTTCTTCCAGGGGCGGTCGCTCGCCGTTCTCTCAGACCGGCTATCACGGGCGGTGCAGGCCAACGACGTCAGCGGGGGCTTCCACGCGATAGCGGACTTCGTGAAGCCCGAGATCCGCAAGACCGAGGTCGTGGACATGTTCGGCGACGTGGAGGCGGTGTCCTCCGCCTTCGACGACGAGGAGGACGTTGTGTTCGAGATGCCGGGGGAACTCGGCAGGGTCATCGGCCCGTTCATCCGCGAGGACTTCGTCGCGGTCATCGGTCCCCCCAAGTCGAGCAAGACGTGGTGGCTCATGGTCATCGCGATGCAGGCGGCCTTGCAGGGCAAGGCGGTGCTGTTCGTTTCCCTGGAGATGTCCAAGAAGCAGATGGTGCGCAGGTTCTGGCAGATGCTGCAGGGCAGGAGCAGGTACGGGGAGGAGGCCCCGTGGCCGGAGTTCCAGGAGTGCGACGAGGGCGTGTTCCGTATCGTGGACGGGGTGGCCACGACCCGTCGCGTGGACGTGTCCGACGAGCGCATAGCGAAGGACATGCGGGACCTGCGGAAGATGAGCCGCGGGGGAAGGCTGGAACTGAGGAACTACCCGACGAACTCGCTCACGGTGCGCGGGTTGCAGGCGGAACTCAAGGACATGGAGGTGTACGAGAACTTCGTACCCGAGGTGATAGTCGTGGACTACGCGGATATCATGGACCTCGGGCGTGGGGACTCGGAACGCGACCGCATCAATACCACGTGGAAGGGATTGAGGGGGCTGGCGTCGGAGCGCAAGGGCGTGCTGGTGACCGCATCGCAGACCGGCAGGCAGACCGTGGGGGGCAACAAGGACGTCGGAGCGGCGG